CTTCATTTACCACGATTGCCAAGCCTTTCTGAGCAATGATCTGTTTCATGTTGTGTTTTTGCAACAACGTAGGTTCATTGTTTCCGGCCTTGCATTCGATGCCAATGAAGCATCCTTTGTAGCACACGATGATGTCTGGCACACCACTTCGCCCAAACCCTGCGGTCATAGGTGAGAAATGGTATGCACCAAGATCATCTAATATCTTCTTAACTTGTTTTTTTACTTTGCCTTCGGGTGTCATATCGTAGGTATCACGTTGATTTCAGATTGGCTTGAAGTCCATATACTACCGGCATCGTTGCCTTCATCATCACGCATTGCAAGTATCCAATGGCCGTCGGTAAACTCAATAACAAGACCCGACTTATCCCAACCAATGTCTTCTCTTTGACGATCATCCAAATATCTAACGCGTCTTATAGTTTTACCTACAAGAAAATTACTTGCTAGGTTGCCCCAATGTTCTCTTAGTTCTGCATTGCTATGTTCAATCACGCTTATCTGTTCCATCTTGTTTCTCCTTTAGTTTAAATCGTTCTGATCCTTTGTTAACCATAAGTGCATATGCACTTGCGTCTTCTAATGCACTATCTTCAAAAAAACTTTGCTCTATGATTACATCTTCTAACGTTCTTCCCATGCTCTCTTACCTCCAATAATCATTAACTCTTTTACTTCGTATTCATCTATACCCAATCTATACCTTGCCCACCAATATGCTTTCTCAATGTGTTCAAAGTCTTTTCTTATCCGTATCTTGCGATACATAATAATGAAGGGTTTCAATCCTCGCACACTCCACCAATACAAGTGCGACTGATGATCTCATTCTCTAAATCATTGTATGCGTCTGCTTGGACTAGGTGATCTCTGTATTTAATGAGACGATCGAGTAGTGTGTGGTCACATTCTAGTGCCGAACACTTGACAACAAGACCTTTCTCTCGTGCAGTCTCGGACAATATGGTAGCCACATGGTCACTTGGTTCTACACCCCACTTACCTACCATCTCTTTGTAATCATCTGCCATACTTACTTCTATTACTACGCTAAACTTGGTCATGCTTTCCTCCTAATGTATTGTTGATTGTTCTTCGTCACGCTTCTTCATCTCTTGCATATCGATCCACGCGATTGCTTCTTTCTTACATTGTTCTATCTCTTCATCACTTAATCGATCTGATATTTCTTGGGCTATCGACATTACTTTTTCTAATGCCTCGTCAGAGGGCGCGGTGATACCTAGTATCAAAGCATGGGTCAACGCTTCCTTGTCATTGTTAATCATTGCCATGTCGTTCCCCTATCTAATAAAAGTAATAATGGTCATGAACACCGCAATACCCCAAGCAATGACCTCGCGGACTTTCATCATGCGGACTTGGTCACGCGGTAAGGTCACATACTCTGACATATAGATTTCTCTGTCATACCCTTTATAACTTGGTGATGACCCTGTTTTATGTATCGATTGTTTCATTCTTTTTCTCCTCAAAGTTTTTTAATGATTGCATATACTGATTTGTTGCAAAGTTAATGCCTCTTACTACACCAAGCCTCATCGCATCGTAAAACATTCGTGCGTCTTTCTCTGATCTTGTTGACTTGTTCAACTCGACCCAATGGTAATACTCGGCTACTGCTACCTCAATAATGTCTTCTTCAAACTTGCGTTTCTTTTCTTCGTTCTTCTGATGTTGTGTCATCATGCCTCCCAATATTTTGAGTTCACTTCAGTAAACATATCTTGAATGGTTTCATCATCAAACACTTCGTTGTCAAAGTGCGACTTTGGATATCTACTTTTTAAATACTCGTCCACAAAAATCCTCATCTCTTGCATACTTGCGGGTCTCATGTCGCTACTCATTTAAATATTCTCCTTACTCCGTCAAAGATACCTAGTAAATCATTAGGTCTTAAATCGTCCTTGTTAAAAGAAAATGGTGTCTTCCTACCATTACCATGTATGACATACCCTGTCACTACCACTTGTTCTACTATGTATTGCTTTTCTTTTTTAGTAGTCATAACTCTTATGTTCCTCTTCTCTTTCCTTGTTTAATAAGTATTGCTCGGTGTCACTCATAGGTGGGTCATATACTATACCCGATGCTCTTACAATTTGTCTATCTATTTCATCTAGTTCTTTTTCTTTGTCATTAAGTTCTTTACCTGTGGCAAAGTGAATCTCGCCACAACACCCTCTTACTTGTTGCCATTCTGCTACTTCGTCATAGCAATACACACAATAGGTCACATCTTCTTCAAAGTCTTCTACTTCACCAATCTTATTCATCATCGTCTTCCTCGTATAAGGTTCTTAAAATAAACTTTGCCCATGACTCTGCTCGTTCTCCATCGATCAAGGATACAATGTCTATTCCCATCTCATCGGCAACCTCGTTAGCCTCTTGCAAGTCTTTACACTTACCTACGCAATACATATCGCCCTCATTGCTTATCCCATACCATTTACTCATCATCGTCCTCCTCTGCTCGTTCCTCTTCTATCTCTGTTAAGTAGTCATCTACATATTGGGCTAGGTGTTCGGGAAAATCTATCTCTTCTTTTTTACCATCTTCCCATTCAATATCCATTACTAACTTCCATGACACTATTCTTTTTATATCACTCATCATCGTCCTCCATTTGTAATAAAGTATCCATGACTTCCCAACCTAACTCTATAAGTCTGTCGGATATATGTCTTTCATTACCTTCTAACCACTCTTCACATCTTGGGAGTGACCAATCTTTTTTTAATGCTTGAACATCTTCTGCCCTCCATACTACCTTTGCATACTCCTCGCCGTATAATCTACTCATCATCTTATGCCTCCTTAAAGAATGCGTTGTTGTTGATTGCCTTAACAATCATTGGCTCGTTTTCTACAAATTCTTCTGTGCTACCATACGAGTCTTCGCTATCGTCTATCTCATGGGTTATATACCATGCGTCCTCTTCTTTATAATACTGAATCCTTTTTGTTGACCTAAACCCACCATTTAACTGCATCACAAACTCGTTGTATGGGTCTTCATTACAATGTTGCTTTAGTTCTTCTATGTTGTTAATCGCTATCATTTTGTATCCTCCTCGTAAGATTCAATTTCAACATCGTCATATCCGTCCTCTAGATATTCGTTCTTGATTGCGACTGCGTGTTGATAGGTTAGGTGTGTATGTTCCTCGCAACCCCCGACCCATACCGAGTAATTACCTAGTGGCAATACTTTATGGTCGTCTTTGTGTTCGGTGTATATCTCTCTGGTCACTCGTTCTATTTCGTTAAATAAGTTCATGTTGTCCCCCTTTTAATAAGGGATGTATTGGTTCACCTCGATAGTCAAATAAATAGCCGTTTATTTCGCACATCTCTTCAATAATGTAATGTTCATCTTTTGATAGATCACAATAATAGTTATATCCGAAAGAGCCGTCTTCTTTTTCATATTCTTGAGGGCTTCTATCTAGCCAATAAATAACATTGCTTTTTGCTTTATCGTCAAGGTCTTTAAATTCGTAGAAGTCTATATATTTATTTTTCATATCCCCTCCTTTATTTTAATTAAGTCTTTTATAAAGTCTGCTCGTTGTTGCGGTGTCAGTCTTAAAAAGAGTTTGTATATGATCGGGCTTATGGTGTAGTTCATTCTTTTACCTCCCTTATCTCTGCCTCATCATAGTAAACATCATCTACATCAAAACCCCATTGGCTTTCTTTGGTGTCCCAATATTCTGCCTTATCTATAAACTCATAGTCGTTCATCAATTCTTTTACTTGTTCCTCTGACTCTGCGTCAATGTAGTATGTCACTCTCACTACTTCTATTCTTTTTTCGGGTATTACTACCTCAAACTTTTTCATACTGCCTCCTTTATTTCTTCTATTTGCGTTTCTTCATAGTCCACCGATATGGTTTCATAATCCCCTGCGTCCTCATACTCGGGATAACTTCCGTGATTACCATTTTTTACTTTAGCAAGTGCTTCATCTTCCGATGTTGCCTCTACCTTATATATTTCCCACTCGGTAAAACTTACTTGCTTTGGTATTCTTACTTCAAATAATTTGTTCATACTATCCTCCCTATTGATTCCATGAATAACTCTCTTAACTGAATGTCTATGTTCTCACCTCGTCGGTGTTTCTCGTATAACGCGGTAAAAGGTTGTGTTTCCATGACCACATAGTTCCTTTCTCGTGCTTCCTCTGCTATGTCCTCGTCATCTACTTTGGATAGGTCTATTGTCATAAACTCGTTCTCATTGCGTTGGATTTCTACTATCATGTTATTCCCCTTTTAATAAGTCGTTAATTAAAGCTATATAGCTACTTGCCATGACTGATTTAAACTTCGGGTCAGTAAGCCCTCCTAAAAATTGCTCGGCATCACTTGGTGTTAAAAATGCCCTTGTTAATTGTTTATTGGTATAAGAGTTATACCCACTTGCTAAAAAGACCTTAACCATGTTATTCCCCTAGTTTGCGTTGTTGAAGTTTAATGATGTGATACCCTGTGACACTTTCATATCCGAGTGCGTCTAATACTTCGTTTGGGTTCGGATAGTATTCGTTTTCCTTTTCAAACTTTTTAGCTTGCTCGTCATACTCTGTTTCTAACTCGGTGTGGCCTCTAAAGTCTATGCTCTCGTTTACATCTGATGCCTCGTAAGTACAACTATCCCCTACAATTACATACAATAAGTCTTCGTCTTCTTTAGGGTTCATAGAAAAACTAGCGATATCTACCCATTCAAAGTCTTCGTGTTGTTGAAGTGGGACAAGGGTATAGTTTCCTGTCACCTCGATATCTGCCCACTTCTGTTCACCGAATACATATATTTTATTGTTGTTCTTTTCCCATATCTCACAATCCCACGATGACCATTTATAAGGCCTTAACATTTTTGTTTGCTTTTCCATATTGCCTCCTAGTTAAAGATTGATGTTTTGTAGTGCCTGTCACTAATCATACCTAAGTCATACTATATGTCAAGTAGTATTTACTAATTATATTTAAAAGGGTTTTGTAGGTCGGGCAGTGATACAAACTCGGTTTTACGCTTTTAATACTTGACTCTTTTACTAGGTTATCTCTGCCAAAACTATGTTTGCCTTTTAAAACAACGACTTACCTTTTTATACTTGGTTTTGAGTCCGTTGTAAGTGCTTGATTCTATTGATGTTCCCATTGTTCCACTTGGTAAACTTTACGAATAGAGACAGGGAACATAGGAAAAGAGAAAGAGAAAAAAAGATAAGTCCTTGTTATATATAAATAAATATTTTTATTATTATTATTATAGTGCTTATTTTTTATGCAATGTTCCGTGTTCCAGCACTTTCACAATAGTGATTGGGGTTTTGCTTTTCACTGCGAAAAAGACCCTCGTCCTCACCAAGTCTTCCCAAGTTTACCCTGTCTATCCCCTATTTTTCTAGGTGGAACATGGGAACAAACCAAATAAATCAAAGACTTACCTAAAAAAAGGTGGAACACGAAGTGGAACAAAGCGGGAACATGGTTTAAACCCCGTTCAACCGAGTTAAAACTTGGTCATGACTAGGGAATTCCCGAATGAGCAATTAGCTTTGATACCTGTTCCCTCCCGCGTCGCGATCAAACCCCCCTAAAATTAAACTTGAGTGATTTACTTGGGTATACCAAAAAGAAAAAGCCCTACTTTGAATAGGGCTAAGTCTTACTGGGTTTACTAGGTTAAACCCAGTTATCACGCGGGTGAACCTTGTGCATCGATTTCGCGTCGTTTAACTTGGTTATACTTCATGAGCTGATACGTGGCCTTGAAGATTAAATAGGTCATAGAGTGAATTCTCCTTCCTCGATCTCAACCTTGTATTGCTGGTTAACGCCCTCGTATTTTAATACTTTTACATCGTCTTCACTGTTTGTGACAAAGACTTGAGGCTTAACCCAAAAAGATAACCAAGTGACCTGATATTTAAATGTGTGCATTGTATAACCCCTTTTAATTAAGATAACTTAGTGACCTCGGCGAATGTCCGAGGCCTTGTTGATAAGTCTTCAACTTTGATGATCGCAGAGCGTGGACATTTTTCAACGTCCATGAATGTTTTAATAGCGCTCTCTTCAGATGTGTGGCCGAACAGGGTCATCTCAAAATAACCCCGATCATGCTTAGATGTAATTCTGAATTGCTTAATTGAATGCATGGTGATCCCCTTAGAATTGCTGAAATATAAAATGTTTAATGCCGTCGACCTCGTGAGAACCTAGCACCCAAGTGTTATCATGTAAAAACTCCTCGACCTCGTCCGCCTCGTCGATCATATCGCCGTAAGTGTCTCTCACTTCTTTTTCTGATAGCTCACTGAAGTCACAGCATAACGCAATGACATCAAGCTCAAAGGGTTCCCCGTTGTCAACCTCGTATTGCTCGAGGGCATCGAATAGAATAGTTAAGCCCTCATAGCTAAACTGCTCACCCCTTCCCATATTGTGAAACGCATTTCTAAAATCATAATCGCTTATTGTCTGATACATAATTAATACTCCTAGTTGATTAATTAAATACTACGATTCAAGGATACATACACAATTAAATAATGTCAAGTATTATTATACAATTATAAGCAAATAGGTAAACGGCTCCCACCTCGGACCCCTACCCGTACCCCACCCCCCAAAAATTTTGAAAGGAATTATTTTTTATCTTCTACACTTAGACTTTCACGAACGACCAATATAAAATCCAAATATCAGAATGTACCCCCTAGTAAAATAAAAGGCGTATCAAAAAAATATTTTGCAAAAAAAGTTGGAAGTTTAGTTAGTAAAGTTTCATTCAAAGGAAAGAAAAAGGTAAAACGAATGAAAACTAAATAGCTTTAGGATCGAAGTTATACACTTCGGAGTAGACGTCTTTAATACGTAGGAATTTTTCCCCGTGCTGATCAAAGTCATCATCGCCTTTAACGTAGAGGTATAGATGAATCATTTCGTGTAGGAGAGTTTGGAAGATAGTAATGAAGTGGCCACAAGAACCAGAGCTTATTTCAATGGCCATGTCGTGCTCGTCAAAACAACCATATATAGTAGGATCTTTTATAACACGGAATTTAACTTTGGAAGACTTAGGCATTTTAAGTCTGTTAAAAGGCGGTAACTGGCATGCCATGTTGTACAGAATCTCTAAGTTTTTTGAAGTTAACGTGGTTTTCATTTAGATATTCTACCTTGTTTTCATATAAACTATGTTACAATCGTAAGTAAAGCTGCAAAATTCTACCCAAAGGTGTATCAGCGACACATGACAGACGGAAATACTCAAGAAAATCAACAAGATAAGCCCAGTAACGAGGTTGTTATTGTGCCTTTTATCGAGGAAAACATCCCCATACCTAGAAATGCTAGGGAAGCTCTACCAAGTATGACCTCGGAGGACGAAGTTATGCTTCGTGCGCAAACTATTAAAGAAGTAAGTGACATTATGGGCGAAGAAATTGCGCCAAACGCAGAAAATGTCAAAGAAGCAGAGGATTTAGCTCGCAAAATGGTAGAAAACCCAGGTATGAAGCACGAATACGGCATATATGCGAATGAAACCGTGGCTTACTTAGGTGGGTTAGTGGGGACATACAACCACATGATCGTAAAAGACCTAGCAGATTTGAAGTTATTCGTGGTAAACAAGTTAGTAGAAATTGTGCACCACCAAGATAGTAATATAAAAGAACAAATTACAGCATTAAGATCTATTGGTGAAGTCGATGGTATAGATGCGTTTAAGAAGAAGACAGAAGTTACGCATAAAATGGAGACGATGGAAGAAGTTGAGAAAGAGCTACTTAATATGCTAAGTGAACTAAAACAAAAAGCGTTGATAAAACCTAAATCTGAAATTATAGATGCAGAAATTGTAGAAGATGCCAGAGACGAAACCAAAACTGACGAGTAAAGATATTGAGGAGTTGCAAGCCCTTTTTCCTGAAGCAGACGAGGCACAAAAGGTTAAGCTACAAAAACTTCTTAAAATATATAAAACTAAGGTTGTCGAGAAATCGGGTAAAGAAACGTTTTTAGATTTTATACAACATGTATACCCAGGTTACATGATAGGAGCGCATCATCAGAAACTTGCTAACATATTTGAGGCAATTGCGAAAGGCGAAAAGAAACGAGTTATTGTTAATATTGCTCCGAGGCACGGGAAGAGTGAGCTTATTTCATATCTTGCTCCAGCCTGGTTTCTTGGGAAATACCCTCATAAGAAAGTTATTATGGCATCGCATACGGCTGACCTTGCTGTTAATTTTGGTCGTCGGGTTAGAAACTTGGTGGGTAGTGATGCTTATAAAGATATCTTCCCACAGGTAGAACTACAAGCAGATAGTAAATCGGCATCACGATGGGGGACAAACTTTAATGGAGAATATTTTGCAATTGGTGTGGGTGGTGCCCTCGCTGGTCGCGGGGCTGATTTGTTTATCATTGATGACCCACACTCTGAGCAGGATGCTAAGCTTGGACGAGCTGATGTATTTAAGCCTGCTTGGGAGTGGTTTCAGTCTGGCCCTCTTCAACGTCTTATGCCTGGTGGTGCGATCATCGTAGTGATGACTCGGTGGTCTAAGTTAGACTTGACTGGTGAGATTATTAACCAGATGGTAAAGAATGAAGGCGTTGACGAATGGGAAGTAGTAGAGTTTCCGGCGATCATACATAATAAACAAGGTGAAGAAGAATCACTCTGGCCTGAATTTTGGCCGTTAAAAGAACTCTTAGCAAAGAAAGCGGCGTTAGATGTTCGGTACTGGAATGCGCAATACTTGCAAAACCCGGTGTCAGAAGAAGGCGCCTTAATTAAAAGGGAATGGTGGAAGATATGGGAAGAAGAAGATCCACCGCAATGTGAATTTACGATTATGAGTTTAGATGCTGCCCAGGAGGCGAATAATAGAGCGGACTATAACGCGCTCACCACTTGGGGCGTCTTTTTTAACGAAGAAACCAATAACTATAATATAATACTATTAAATAGCATTAAGCAACGACTAGAGTTTCCTGAGCTTAAAGAGCTTTGTATACAAGAGTACAAAGACTGGGAGCCAGATGCCTTCTTAGTAGAAAAGAAATCTAACGGAGCTGCACTTTATCAAGAGTTTAGACGGATGGGTATTCCCGTCGGTGAGTTTACACCAGGTAAAGGACAAGACAAAATAAGTCGAGTAAATGCAGTGTCAGATTTATTTAGAAGTGGTATAGTGTGGGCTCCCGACAGACGATGGGCACACGAGGTTATAGAAGAGTGCAACGACTTCCCAAGTGGTGCTAATGACGACTTGGTAGATAGTACTACTTTAGCATTAATGCGGTTTAGACAAGGTGGCTTTATTAGGTTACCTAGTGATGAGCCTGAAGATATACCAGGATTTAAAAGCGCAAGAAATAGGTTGTATGCAATATGATTAAAGTTAAGGATAATATACTTAACGAAGCACAACTAAGTGCCTGTAATCATTGGCTAGATAATGCAAGATGGTCTTTTGGTTGGCCGTCAAATGAAAATATACCATATGGGCATTGGAATATAGATGTATCTAGAACTCCACCCAATAATACGACGGATATATCAGAGCGCTTACCAAATGAGTTTAAAGATGTATGGAAAATATTAAATAAAGAATTTTTTAAAGATAAAGCAACGTTAGTTAGATGTTATGCTAATCGACAAACTTTTGGCACAGAAGGATATATACACACTGATACTGAAAGAGAAGAAGACCAGACAATTATCATATACATGAATAAAGAGTGGTCAGCTAATTTAGGTGGAGAGACGACATTTTATTCGTTTGATATGTCAGAAATTATAGATGCAGTATTACCTAGATATGGACGTACAGTTATTTTTAATGGAAACATACCACATTGTGCAAGATCAGTAACTCGCATATGTGATAAGGCTAGAACAACATTAATGTTTAAAGCTACCATTGATCCTAAAGCAGTATATCCAGTGGAAGAAATATATATTGAGTTTTTAAAAAAGATAGGCGCAGATAAACTACCTCACAAAGTAGGTACTCTTGCAGATCATTTATTAAGAACATTTTACATATTAAAATCTAAAAGCGCAGTAGATGTAGTAGCTCTTGCTGGAGGATTACATTCAGTGTATAGCACGAATGCATATAAAACGGCATTACTTCCAAAAGAAGATACGCAAATAAAAGAGCTTTTTGGTGAAGAAGTAGATAGATTGGTAAGATTATTTGGATCAATCAATAGACCAGAAATACTAGAGAATCCGGATGGGTCTTTAAATGAAACTGATTTATTTTTATTACAATGTATAGAGTGTGCAAACTTATATGACCAGAACGAACTAGATCCACAGAAATACCCGCATTTATGTGAAGTAGCAAAAATGTTTTATAAAGGATAAATTATGGCAATAAATATGGATAAAAGTGTAAGCCAAGCCCCCCAAGGCATAGAAGAATTAGCAATGAGTCAACCAGACTTAAGCATCGAAATTGAAAACCCTGAAAGCGTAACGCTTGATGACGGCAGTATGGAAATTACTATTGTGCCGGGTAAAGAAGAAGATGATGAGTTTAATGATAACTTAGCAGAAGATATGGATGAAGGTCAGTTGACTGAGTTGTCCGGTGATTTAATTGGTGAATACGATGCCGACATAAATTCAAGAAAAGATTGGTTAACTACATATGTTGATGGCTTAGAATTACTAGGTCTTAAAGTAGAAGACAGAACAGAACCGTGGCCCGGCGCATGTAATGTATATCATCCCTTAATGACAGAAGCGCTGGTTAAGTTCCAAGCTGAAACTATGATGGAAACATTCCCCGCCGCAGGCCCAGTTAAAACAGTAATTATCGGCAAACAAACAAAAGAAAAAGAAGATGCTGCCGAACGTGTAAAAGATGATATGAACTATCAACTCACGGACATGATGCCTGAGTATAGACCTGAACATGAACGCATGCTATGGGGTCTAGGTTTATCAGGTAATGCATTTAAGAAAGTTTATTATGATCCATCGTTAGAGCGTCAAGTGGCGATGTATGTTCCAGCTGAAGATATTGTTGTTCCATATGGCGCATCTAATTTAGAAACAGCTGAACGTGTAACGCATGTGATGCGTAAGACTAAGAATGAATTACATAGATTACAAGTTGCAGGTTTTTATCGTGATGTAGATTTAGGCGAACCATTTTTAGATATTGATGAAGCTGAGAAAAAGATTGCAGAGAAGTTAGGCTTCAATCCCACAGAAGACGATCGTTATAAGATTCTTGAATTACATGTGAATTTAGATTTAGAAAATGGCGATAGTGAAGACGGTATTGCATTACCTTATGTAGTTACAATTGAAAAAGGTACAGGTACTATCTTAGCAATTCGTCGTAATTGGAATCCAGATGACAAGTTAAAATCTAAGCGTCAGCACTTTGTTCACTACGGCTACATTCCAGGTTTTGGTTTCTATTGCTTTGGTTTAATTCATTTAATCGGTGCATTTGCTAAATCAGGTACGATGATTCTTCGTCAGTTAGTTGATGCAGGTACACTAGCTAATTTACCAGGTGGTCTTAAGTCTCGTGGTCTACGTATTAAAGGTGATGATACCCCGATTGCACCAGGTGAGTGGCGTGACGTAGATGTACCAAGTGGTGCAGTGCGTGACAACATTTTACCTCTTCCTTATAAAGAGCCTTCACAAGTTCTTAATCAGTTAATGAATCAAATTATTGAAGAAGGACGACGTTTTGCTTCTGCTGCAGATATGAAAGTGTCTGACATGAGTGCTAACTCTCCCGTGGGTACAACCCTTGCTATATTAGAAAGAACATTGAAAGTGATGAGTGCAGTTCAGGCACGTATTTACTACGCAATGAAGCAAGAGTTTAAATTACTTAAAGGAATCATTCGTGATTACACACCAGAAGAATATTCTTATGATCCTGAAGTAGGTGATCGTCGTGCTAAGCAAGCTGACTATGATAACGTAGATGTTATTCCAGTTAGTGATCCTAATGCTGCAACGATGTCACAGAAAGTTGTTCAGTATCAAGCAGTTATGCAGATGGCACAAGCTAATCCACAAATCTATGACCAAGTAGAACTTAATAAACAAATGTTAGAAGTACTTGGCGTTAAGAATATTAGCAAGCTTAT